CGCCCGCCGAGGCCGCGCGCGCCCTCGGGTGCTCGTGGGCGTCGCTCCGACTCGCCGCGCGCCGCACTGGTGTCCCGTGGCCTACGCCCGGCGAGGCCACGCGTACCGCGCGCGCCGCCGCCCTCGCACGCTACCGCGCCGCCCGATAGACTCGGGCGCGTTGCGGTCACGGCCACCAGCCGCGCATCGCCCACACCAGCAGCGCGAAGAGCCCGCGGCGCAGGGCCTCGACGGGGCCGTGCATGATGAGCACCTCGATGGCGCGCTTCACGGCTCGACGCCTGCGTACCCTGCGGCGAGCAGCGCGAGGAAGACGGAGCTGCCGGGGTCGCCCGCGCCTCGCTGGCGGGTCTGGTTGCGGTGCCCGAAGACGCCCGACCACGGCCCGTCGGTCCCGGTGAGCCGCGGCACCACGCCGACGATGGGCACGCCGGCACGCGCTGGCACCCGGCGCTCAATCCCGAGGCGGGCGCAGAGCAGGTCGCAGAGCGCGACCACCGCGGCGAGCTGCGGGCGGTACACGGTGCCGTCGGCCTCCTGCACGAGCTCGATGCCCACGGTCCACCCGTTGACGGAGGTCGCGTGCCAGCAGGTCCAGGCGGCGACATCGGCCGACTGCACGATGGTCCCGTCGGTGTCGACGGTGATGTGCCAGGACACCTCGCGGGCGGTCCCGGCCTGGTAGCGGGCGTACCGCTCGGCCCTCGCGCTCGGAACGCTGGGCACGTCGGAGAGCGGCCCGAGCTTGCCGTGCACCGTGTGGAGCACGATGGCGCGGGCGCTCTGCGGCACGCGCCGCCGACCGTCCTTCACCCGCGGCACCTTCGGGTCGTCGAGCCAGGAGATCGTCTCCATGCCCGGTGTCTCGACGCGCTGGCCGTCGATGACGAGCGTCACGCAATCACCCCCTCGACGGCGAGCTCGGCGCGCAGCTCTGCGACCACGCCGCCATAGTCGCCCGTCGCGCGGATGGTGTGCGCCGCCGACGCGATGATCCCGCTCGCCAGCGCCTTCGCGGCGCCGTCCAGGCCGTAGCCCTCCAGCGAGTCGAGGGCGTCACGCACGGCGCTGTCCAGCGGCGCCCCGCAGGCCACACGCACCGCGATACCGGCGCCGTAGCAGGGCGCCTCACCGCCCGCACGAACCTCGGGCGCGAGTAGGTACGCGCCGCAGTAGAGCAGCCCGCCGCGGGCGATCGACCCGACGTGCCCCTCCTCGTGCCACCACGTGGCGAGCGCCTGCCCGCCGGTCGCGAGGGCCGCGGGCGAGAGGCACACGGAGGTGCGGCCGTTGGCGAGCGCGAGGGCGGCGAGCGCTGGGCCGACGTAGGGGATGAGCGCGAGGAGCGCCGCCGCGGGGCCGGGGACGCCGGGGAGCGTGACGGTGACGCCGTCCGAGACGCGGGCGCGGAGGACGCCCGTGCGCTGGAGGCTGTGCCCGAGGGAGACGAGAGCGACGATCGCCTCGCGCCGCGGGTCGCCGGGGAGGATCAGCTCGACGCCCGCAGCGGCGGCGCGGCGACGGATGATGCGGAGCGCTACGTCGAGGGCGATCACAGCGCCTCGCAGTGGGCGACGCCGGCGTCCGACACGACACACACACCGGGGGCGCAGGTCCGCTGCTCCCCCGAGGCGCTACGGGGCAGCGCGGGCCATTCGCGCGCGGTCGCCGAGCACACCACCGGGACGCCGCCGACGCACCGCTGGACGCCGGGAGTGCAGCCCACAGGATCGGGGACACCGGGGGCGGCGCGCATGGCGGCGTCACGCACGAGCGGACAGCCGGTGAGCGCCAGCAGCGCGAGGGCGCGCCTCATGGCGACTCAGGCGGCGGCGCGAGAGGGCCGACGGACGGAGGCGCAGGGGCGCGCGGGCGCAGCGCGGCGAGCTCGGTGACGGCGCGCACCACGTCGGGCGACAGGGCCGCGATGACCTCGACCGCCGCACGGGCGCGAGGGTACGGCGCGAGCGCCCGCGACAGGGCGCGGAGGAGCGCCGTAGCGACCGAGAGATAGAGCGCCACGTCGATGGCGTGCGTGCTGAGCCAGTGCGTCATGGTGCCCTCGGGGGACGGATGGACTCGCCCGCGATCTTGCGCGCCCGCCGCTGTAGCCACGGGCGCGCGAGCTCGGTGACGAAGACGACCGCGAGGGAGCCCGCGATCGCGAAGATCAGCGCGACCAGACGATCAGCGAGCGCCGCGCCCGTGAGCCCGGCGACCATCGACACAGCGGCGTGGTAGCCCAGGGCGTCGCGATCGGTGGTCACAGCCGACGCACCCGGCGGAGGGCGTTGGCCCCGTTGATCGTCAACGGCGTCGTGTTCCCGATGGCGTCGTGCTGCGCCGAGCCCGACGGCGCGCGAGCCGCCATCCAGGCGTAGGTGCAGGTCGCCGCGCCCGGGTTGCCGGGGAGCAGCGAGAGGTACGCGCCCGACACCGTGGCGAGGGTCGAGCCGCCGAGGAGAGTCGACCACGCCTGCGCCCACGAGAGACTGCCCGCGATGAGCGGGACCGTCGGTGCGAGCTGGTAGTTGCCGAGCACGAAATGCGCGTCCGAGGTGGGCGGCGTGTAGCTACCCGACGTGACGATGGTCGCAGCAGCGCCACCGTTGAGGCTCCAAGTGAACGAGAGGTCGTCCGCGGCGAAGTCGATCGCGACGGTGTTCGCGCCGATCACCACAACCTGCGTCCCGAGGTCGACCTTGGCGGCGGCGCCCGGGCCGGTGATGCCCTGTCGCAGGACGTAGATGCACCCGCTCGTGAGGGTGCCGTTGAGCGCGATGATCCAGCCGTTGGCGCTGGTCTGGTACGACGCGATGACCTGCTCCGTCGTCGGGACGGAGTCCATCCAGAAGCCAAGCGCGATGGACTGCCCGCCCGCGAGCGTCGGCCCGACGGCGGTCCCGGGGGACGCCGACACGATGCCCGATGCGGTGTACGCCGCGGCAGCGGTGGTTGGCCCGAGGGAGACGCCCACCTTGTCCGCGGCCATCACGCGCCACGTCCCGGCGACGGCGCAGACGAGCGTCACGTCGTAGTCAGCGGCGTAGTACACGGCGCCCGCCGCAGGGGACGCCGCACGCGCGCCGAGGGTGCCGCTCGTGGGCGCGCTCACTGCGCCGAGCGCCGCCCGCGCCGCCGCCGCGTCCGCAGCCGCGAGCACCGCCGACACGTCCGCGCTGGTGTTGGTGATGTCTCCCGCGCCGTCGCTGACGATCGCCGTGCCAGCGGGCTCGCCACCGAGGGCGTTCGCGAACACCGCGCTCACCTCGTCGCCGAGGTTGGCCGCAGCGTAGGTGGTTCCCGCGCCCGTCGAGAGAGGCACCTCACCAGCGCCCGTCGCCACGGGGAGGCCCGCGCCGCCGCCGCCGCCGCCGTTGATCGGGGAGCCGCTCACGACCGTCGTGCCGACCGTGATCATGACCCCACCATCTCGACCGCCACGGTCGTGCCGCTGGTCGAGGTGAGGGTCAGGCGCGCCGTGAGGCACGGCTGCATCGAGCCGACGACCGTGTCGAGCGAGGTGACCGCCGCGAGCGGGATGCCCGTGGTGATGGACGCCGCGGCGCTGAAGAGCGTCCCGAGCGACGACGTGGCGATGGTCGCCGCGGTGACCGCGTTGGTGGCGCCCGTGTTGCGGAGGATGATCTGCCAGTTCGTGCAGCCGTTGATGGGGATGTCGATCGCCAGCGGCGTAGCAGCCACCAGCGTCGCGGTCGCCGAGAATTGCTGATACGTCGGGGAGGGCATCAGGATGCGATCTCGACCGAGATGGCAGCGTCCGCGGTCGTGGCCGACCAGCCCGACCCGGTGCGAATCCGCACGTCCACCACATCACCCGCAACGAGCGGATAGAGGCCGTGCGTGAAGGTCGCCTGACCCTTGACCTGCGACCCGGCAGAAGTGAGCGTGACGATGGCAGCGGCGTTCGCGATCGTGCCGTTGACGTACACGCCCGCGATGAGGTTCGACCCCGCAGCGGCGGCGTTCAGGTTGATCGACAGGCCCGTGATGCTGCCCGCGCGCATCGCGACGAAGCCAGCGGTGGTCAGGCCCGAGACGCCGCACCAGTGCGCCTGCACGGGGGTCGAGCTCGCCGGGGTGGCGTTGTCGCCCGCGACGATGTTGGTCTGGCCGAACGGCACGAAGGCGCGCTGGCCGACGATGCCCTTGGAGAAGGTCTGCGCCTGCTCGAAGGTGTTGACATCGACGGTCGAAGCCGAGGTGACGAATGATGCGGGGCCGCTCATGATGGGGAGTCCTTGCTACGGGCGAAGGCCCGTGGGTGCGGTTGCGATGATGGAGAGGATCGGAGTCTTCAGCGTTCCAGCAGTGTCGTTGTAGAGGTACAACGAGCCGTCGGTGGCGTTGGCGTAGAGCCAGATGCCGGTATCGACCTCCATCGCCCACGAAGCACCCGCCGCCGGCACCGGGGGGTTGCCGTTGGTCGGGTCGGCGCTCCCAGCGTCCAGACCGCCGCGGCCCGTGTAGCCCTTGCGGAGCTTGTTGATGTCGTAGTCGTACTGGTAATCGTTGGCCCCGCCCGGCTGCGTCAGAGCGCCAGCGGGCGAGTAGTACACGACGGTGAGAACGCGGTCGCGCCAGTCGCGCGAGCCGTCGATTTTGACCTGCGTGGCGGTGGCGAGCGTCGCCGCAGACGACTGCCATTCGCAGCCGTCGCAGCCCGCAGCCGAGAGCACGTTGTTGGTCGAGCCTGAGACCAGGCCGACGGTCACGTCCTGCAGGTCGTTGAGCTGCGTGGATGTGATCGGCGCGTTGGCGGTGTAGGTCGCGATGCGTTCCATGGGTCAGCTCCCGAGCACTGTATAGTCAACCACCGAATCGAGGTAGCCGTCGCAGAAGAAACCGACCGCGTTGGCCGTCACCCCGAGGGTGTGCGCCGGTTTCATGCGTTCGATCATGTCCACGATGCGCGCACGCTTGGCCGTGTTCAGCAGGATCGCCAACGGCACGACCACCACGAAGCGGAACACCGCGCCGACGTCGACCGTGGTGGACGGCGTCTCGACCACCGACGTTCCGCCGCCCGTGAACCCGTCGACCGCGCTTGCGATGGCCTGCGGCGTGCCCGCTCCGCTCGAGCGGATGAACGCCAAGAGCCGCGCCTGTCGATCGGCCAGGGTCAGCGAGGAGTCAGGGAGCAGCCCGTATGCCGCCTCCCACTCCGCGATCATCGATGTGACCGTGTTCGCGAACGCCTGGTTGAGGAGGTCGATGAGCATCAGCCGCGCATCGTCCAGCGAAGCGCCGAATGCGAGCGCGTCCGCGGCGGTGAGCGAGTCCTGCGGCGCCTGCCACCCCGCGCCGATGACGCGGAGCATCTGCCGTGCAATCGCCAGCGTCGCCGGGCGCCCCGTGGTGGATGCGTCGGGGAGCGATTGCAGGGCGCGGGTCACGCGTGCACCAGCAGGTCCGACAGGTTGCACACGCGCTTCGGCGACGGCGCAAACGGGGCAGCCGGCTGGACCACGACGCACGACAGCACGCCGGGCACGGCGATCACCGCCGCGGCGAGAGAAGACGGGTAGACGATCTCATTAGACCCCGCAGGCCAGCGCGAGGCCGGGGAGGTGTCGCCCGGCGTGAGAGCGTCGAAGAACGCGAACACCGCGAGCCGGATCAGGTTCCAGTTGGGCGGCGCGGGGTACACGAGCCCACCCGAAAGCGGCGAGCCTACGGGGTCGGCGGTCTGGACGAAGGTCGTCTCTCCCGCCAAAAAGGTCGCGTTGCCCAGCACGACCGACCGCAGCGTCCCGCGCTCTGCTGCGGGCTGCGGGCTGACCAGCGCGGACAGGCCCTCCTTGGCGGTCTGATCGCCCGTGACGACTAGCGATGTGTTCGTCGACCCCGCCGCGACGGTCATCGTCCCGGCCCACGGGAACGCGTAGGCGCCCGACATCACCAGCTCGAGCTCGACCGTCGTGAAGTTGAAGCCGATGGACTCCACCGTCCAGTTGTCGCCATCCGGCCCCATCGTCACCGGTCGGAGCTGGACGCCATCGGCGGTCAGCACGCCCGCGACGGTGCGGTCACCGTCGATGTAGTCGATGATGTACGGCAGCGGGGATGCTTCAACGCGCGAGGACAGGTCATCGTCGGGGACCACGCTGAGAGGGACCAGGCTGTCGCCTTGCGCGGGGCCAACCGCAACCACCGTCACGCATCCGAGCGTGCCCGTGGTGCCCGTGCCGGGGACTACTGCGGGCGGCTTGAGCAGCGGGTAGACGTAGGCGTTCGCGACGGTCGTCCCGAGGTAGCCCGTGACCCACGAACGCCAGTCCGAACGGTTGCCGCTGGCGGGACGGTCCTGCAGCCGGCCGAGTAGCACCGCGCGGTAGGCGTCATCCGTCGCCGGGCCCGCGCCGGGGACGCAGGACAGCACCGACAGCGTCGCGTTGAGGCCCGCGGGGGCGGTCTGGAACGTCAGCACGGCGCCCACGCTGCGGTTGCCGCCAAGGCCCACGGCAACGGCCGTCAGGGCGATCGTGGCGTGGCTGCTGCCGTCGGTCGTGACGGTCGTGGTCGTGACGTCGTAGAGCGTGCCGTCCGTGAACGCCGCCTGGGTGAGCGCCGGGATGCCGTAGTTGGTCAAAGGCGCCGCGCCGGTCACCTGCGCGGTCAGTTGGGCGAAGGTGCCCACAGGGCGCGGGATGCCGTAGACCGCTCCGAAGCGTTCCAGCGCCGCGGTCGATGCCTGGTCGGGGAGGATGTCGCGCGAGACCTGGACGGCCTGCGCGTCGAGGGCCTCCTGGATCACGCCGATCTGCGATGCGAGGAGGAAGGCATCCGACCCCTCCGAGGTCAGGAGCGTCTCGCCGCGGGCGGAGTACTCAGCGGCCCAGTAGCCGAGGAGCTGGTCTCTGATCTCGGCGCGGGTGCGGGCGGTGAATGCCACGGGTCAGATTGCTCCGGTGATGCGCGTGCGTAGCAGCGTGGTCGCCCGCGGGTCGCGGTACGCGATGGTATACTCCAGCCGCCCGCCCGTTGTCACGGTGTCGACCGTGAGGTCCGTGATCTGCCCGCTGCGAACGTAGCGCCCCAGCCCGGCGAGGATGGTCGTGCGTGCGGTCGTTGCGGCGCCGGTCCCGAGCTTCGCGATGGACGCCCAATCGATGCCCAGCGTCGGCGCCACGAGGCACCCGCCGAGCTGCGTGCGGAGCGCCATCGCGATGATCTCAGACATCGGCGCGGTCGACCGACGCCAGTTGTTGCCGGTCATCAGCACCTCGCCCGTCGAGGGCGTGCGCGCGCGGGTCACTGCGTAGGTCATTGGCCGCTCACTTTCACCGAGAGGTAGGCCGTGCGCGCGGCCTTGAGCGCATCGCACGCGGCGTTGAAGGTCGTGATGAGGCCGCCGAGCGTCGCAGCCGCGGCCGCCACAGGTGGGAGCGCGCCGCCTACCGCCCCGGCAAACGTCCCGATGCCCAGCATCACGATCTTGAGCGCATCGAGGAATACCCCCAACGCGTCGGCGTACACGGTGCCCCGCACGAACGGCTGCGACCCATCTTGGAGCTTCACGACCGTGGCGCCCGCGCTGACGATCTCGATGCTCCCATCGCCGCGGATGCGGATGACCGCCGCCGCGTTGCTCGCCCCCGGCCCGTAGAGCCGCACCTCGCCCGCCTCGACCGACTGCGTGGCCGCGCCCTTGTCGAGCAGCGCGAGCGCGACGACCTGGTCGCCGATGCGGATGAACGCCGCCTCTGCGGTCGATGACAGCGACGGCGCGGCCATGAGCCCCGCGGGCTGCAACACCTCGACGGCGTCGATGCGCTCCGCGCCGTCATCATCGCCCTCCTGCCCCGTGGCGGCAATCTGCAGCGTGGTCGCGCGGCTGTTGCCGCTCACCGTCACCCCGAGAACCTTGCCGAACTCGATCATGGTGTGGGCTCTATCACAAGCGCCCCGAGGGGGAGCAGGCGCAGCCGGCTGAGGGTGCCGCCCGACCGCGACCGCCGGAACTCAATCGCGACGATGAGCATGTCCTCGTCCAGCGGGGAGCCGTCGGCCGCGAGGCAGACGTCATCGCGCACCCTCGCGATGGTGTTGAGCGCGTAGAGGGTCTGCACGCCGTCCAGAGTCTGCCCGTGGCCGCGCACGGTGCATTCGTAGGTGCGGAAGTTCCGCATGGCCTCCATGACCACGCGAGCGCCTTCCTGCGCGGCCCGCTGCCGGGTGCGCGCCTTCTGCGACCGCTGGTGCCGCGGCTGCGACGGGAACGGGTCGAGGGTCAGGCCGCGGGAGATCTCGGGGTTGGTCAGACCGACGTTCTCGGTGATGTTGGCCGACCTCGAGGAGACGCCGGCGCCGCGGGCGCCGCCCGTGTAGACCGCCACCGTGGTCGGGACGCCCTTGATGGAGATCGTCTCGCCGCCCGTGAGGATGTTGCCCTCGTACTCCTCCGACCCGGTGATCTGGCGGCGGTAGAGCACATAGGACGGCGTGCCGTTGGTCACGGGGACATCGACCACCAGGGCGATGCCGCGCTCCGCATCGGGCGCCACCCAGATGAGATACCCCAGCCGCGCGACGATGGACGTGGCGAATGCCCACACCTTGTCCCCAGGCTCTGGATGCGCTTGGTCGATGCGGACCGTGCGCGCCGAGGTGCGCGCCGTCCCTCGAGGGCCATGCGCGCGGCCCGAGGTGACGCGGACGTTGGCGATGCTGTCCACCACGCGGCACGGCACCCCGAGCGGCCCGAAGACCTGCGGCAACGCCTCCCCGAGCGTCATGCTGGCGATGGACAGCGTGGGGTCCGCGTCGAAGTCCATCGCAGGCCCAGCGAGGTCGCGCCCCGAGAGGATCACCGTCGCGCCGTCCTTGCGGCTGGCCTCGGTGCGGATGGTCTCGATGCGCCCGGTGAGCTGCGTGGCGTTGTCGATGGACAGCGAGACGTCGTCGCCCGCGCGAACGAGGGTCTTGATGATGTCCCAGGTCGTGCGCCGCGCCGCCGACCGGAAGAACGCGAACGTCCACGCGTTGCCGCTCTGCAGCATGTCGAGGGTGATGACGTACTCGTCCCACACATCGATGGCCGTGCCCGATGTGCAGAGCAGGAGGTCGACGGTGTGATCGTAGGGCGTCGGGTCGATGGTCATGCGGGCAGCACCGTCACGACGGTCCCTGCGGGCACCAGCAGCGGGTCGGTGAAGCTGTTGGCTGCGTAGAGCAGCGACGTCTTGCTGATGTCGCCGTAGACGCTTGCGGCGATCTCACACACGCCCATCGCCGCGGGGACGACGAAGTACCGCACCCCCGAGATGCCCGGTGCGAAGCGGGCGTAGTAGCCCTGCAGCGAGACCCGCAGCGTCAGCAGCGCGGCGTAGGCGGCGGCGGCGTCGAGGCCCGTCATCGAAGGCAGCGAGAGCGCCGCGTTAAGCAGCGCGAACATCGACGAGAAAGCGCCCTGCACCTCGGAGTAGGGCAGCACCAACGACGACTCGAGCAGCGTCATCGTGCTGACGAACGACGGCGCGAGCGGCACATACCCGGCCTTGCCAGCGGAGAGCGTGTCGGCCGTCACCGCGAGGCTCTGCACCGTGGTCGTCGGGTCCGTCGTGACGGCGCCGTCGAGGGCGATGAGCGCGGCGAGCGAAGCGTTGTGCTCCTGCCACTGGACGGTGAGCCTCTGCCCGTTGCGAACCTCGGGCGCGTCCTTGGTGCTCCACGACAGGATGGCGACCTCCAGCGACCCCCAGGTCGGATGGATCAACGTCCCGATGGGGTTGTCGGAGAACATCTGCACGAGGTCGGCGCGGAGGTCGGGCCACAGCGTGCCGTACCGCTGCACCAGCGGCCCGGTGTTGATGAGCGGGATGGTGAGCGAGCCCTTGTAGGCCTTCAGCCCCGCGGGCTCCATGTCGGCGCCGCGTCGGCGGTAGGCGGTGTGCTCCACGAAGTCGGTGCCGCCGTCCACGTCGGCGCTCTCCACCGGGAACAGAATCCCGCGGTAGGACGCCTCTGGGATCACATCGAAGTCGGTCATCGGCGAGCACCTTGCGCGGCTGCGTGCGTGGCGTCGACCGGGGAGACCGACGCGGTGATGGGCGCGGACGCGATACCGTCGCGCACGGCGTCGCGCACCGAGCGCCCGAACTCGACGTAGAACGCTGCGTTGAACGGGTTGTCGCTCTGCTGGTTGTAGCCCATGGCGCTGTTGATCGCGCCGCCCACAGCGAGCCCGGTGCCCGCAGCCGCGAGCCCACCCGCCGCCATCGTCGCGAGGCCCGCCGCGCCACCAGCCGCCGCGAGGCTGCTGGCCCCCGCGAGCAGCCCACCGCCGCCCGCGCCGGTCCCTGCGATGCCGAGCGCGCTTCCGATGGCGGTCCCTGCGACCGCGCGACCCGCCACGCCCGCCGCGACCTGACCCGCCAACGGCACGAGAGCCGCTGCCGCGGTCATCGCGAGCGGGTTGCGCGCCACGAAGCCCGCGAACGCGTTGCTGAGTTGGTTGATGCTGCTCGTGTTGTCCGACAGCGCGGACAGGCGCGACTCCTCCGACGACTGCAGCACCGTGCGTTGCTCCGCTTCGACGATGGCCGACCCGCGGGCGACATCCGCTTCGCCGAAGCGTGCGCCCTGCGCCTGCATCCCGGCGACGCGCTGCGCGATGGTGCCGCCGCCCTCGGTCTGCGACGCCATGCCGACGATGAGCCGCCGCTGCTGCGCGTCCAACACCATCGCCGCGTTTTGACCGCCCGCCGACAGGAGGTTGGCGACCGCGTTGGCATCGCCGCCCATCCCCGACACCAGCGACGACATCAGCCCAACCGCGCTTCGGTTGCGGAGCGACGCACGGCCCGCGGGGTCGCGCGTAACGAGCTGGTCCGCCAGGTCGGCCCGGTTCGCAGCACGGAGCCGGGTATCCAGCCGCTCTGCCATCATCGGGTTCTCGACGCTGCCGCGCATCTTCGCCAGCGCGTTGAGGGAGTCGCGCGGGGTCATGCCGGCTGCGGCGGCGATCTCGCCCACCGCCATCGTCTCCCCGACCGCGCCGCGGACGGCCATCGCACGCTGCGCCGGGGTCTGGTTGGCGTTCGTGGTGCGCGCGATGTTCGCCATGAGCGGCCCCAACGCCGTGCTGGTCAGCGTCGACAGCTCGATGCTCCCGGCCTGAGCCATGCCGGTGAGAGACTGCAGGATGGAGGTCTGGTCCGCGCCGCGGATGCCCTGTTGCGAGAGCATCCCGCCGACGCGCATCACCTCCGCGGGGTCTTGGAACGTCGACCGCGCGAACGATGCGAGCTCGAGCTGCCGGTTGAGGTTCTCTTGCCGCGCTTCGGGTGTCGCGCCCGACAGCACGCTGAACTGGGTCTGCGCGCCCATGAGGCTCTGCGACAGCGTGTCCATCGACAGGCCGCGGAGAGGCCCGGTGGTGATGGCCGTCTGGATCTGCGCCCGCATCGCAGCGGCCTGCGGCCCGCCGATGCCCGCCTGGTAGAACGCCGCGTTGAGGGTGTGTTCGCTCTCGGCCCGCTGCGCCCGTGCGTCCTGGATCTGCGTGTGTGCGTTGCGCGCCACGTTGATGGCCGCGTCACGGCCTACGGTCAGACCGCGTCGGACGTCGTGCGCTACGCTGCTGCGGTTGCGGTCGCGGGCGGCTTGCTCTCGCCGCGCGATGGCGGTCTGTCGCTTCTCCTCGCTCTCGTAGACGCGCGTCAGGCGCTCGGCCGCGCTCTGCTTGACCCGCGCCTCCTGCTCCGCGGTCAGGCCGCGCTTGGCCGATTCGGTGCGCGCCAGCGTCGTGGCGTCGCGTTCGACCCGCTCTTGCGTCGCAGCGGTCAGCCGGGCGGCGCGGCGCTTCTGCTCTTCGGCGCGGATGAACGTCGACACGGTGCGCGCCGCGGCCCGTTCGCCCTCGGCGACCTGCTGCCGGGCGGCGGTGCGGTAGACGCCGGCCGACCCGGTCGCAGCGCGCTGCATCGACGACCGCACATCGCGCTCAGTCTGCTGCGCGGCGGTGCGGATGGCGCCGAACGCCGCGACGATGCCCGACGTGTCCGCAGTGATCTCCAGGACGGCGCGAGGCATTACTCTTCACCGATGGTCATCGTCGGGGTCCAGCTCTCGGAGGAGTCCGCGGGCGAGTCGGTCGGCGGCGAGATACCCGAGGAGCTCGGCATCGTCCATGTCGCACGCTGGTCGACCAGTGCAGTGATGATGCTTCGCAGCGTAGTGTACTCGTAGCGCGGCAAGCTGGTCATCGACGCCAGCCCTTTTCCCAGCGCGTCAGCTACCTCCTTCACTTCGGCGAGGGTCTTGAGGGAGCGGAACGGCGAACGCTCCTGCGACCAGGACGCGTACTCATCCCAGACCGCACGGATCTCGTCGACCTCGAAGAACTTCCGCACCTCTGCGGCCTCTGCGGCAAACGCCACGTCCGGCTTCTCGGGGTCGACCAGCGCGCGGGTGAGCGTCTGCACCATCACCTCGAGGTTGAGGATGGCGTCGCCCGCATCGCCGATGAGATCCTCGCGCTGCCAGCCGCCCGTGCTGATCAACCACTTGATCGCGTCAGCGTGCGCCCTCGCCGCATCGTCAGCGGTCAGCGACCGCACGGCGAGGGGGAGCGTCACGCGGCCGTCGGCGCGCGCGATCTCGATGGAGAAGAGTTTGTGTGGGCGCACCCGCCCAGCGAGGAGCTTGGCGAGGGGAGAACCAACGCGGAACTGGTCGAGGGCGCTCACACCCCCGACCGTACCACATCACGCGATGGAGGTGATCTTACCGTGGAACTCCCACGAGACCGAGTTGGCGTCGGCGACCTTGGTGCCGATCTTGGCGGTGCGGATGTCGCCCGTGCAGGTGTACATCTTCCCGGCGATCTTGAAGCCCAGCGTTACGACCGCTTGGGCGAGCGCGATGCCGACCCAGTCGAACTCCAACCCGCTCTGCGGGACGGCGTTCTCGACGCGGACCATCACCTTTTGCGGGCCGACGCTGAAGCCAGCGGTGCCGAGGAGGAGCGTCTGGACGTCCTTGTTCTGCGTGTCCACGTCGAAGTCGATGGACGACGACTGAAGCACCGGGACGGCGTTGACCGTCACGAAGCCGGGGCCGCTGTAGATGGTTGCCATGATCAGAGGCTCGCGATCTGCCGGACGTTGCCAGCGATGATGTGGAGCCCAGACACGGGCTCGCAGGGGATCTCACAGTTGAGCCGACCCGACACGACTGGGTCGGCCTGCACTACCAGCAGCGCCAGGTTGGCCGTCACGTCGCGCAGGATGCTCCGCGCCTCGTAGGCCGAGAGACGGTCCAGGATGACCGCGCGCACCAGCGACGGCGTGGTCACGCGAGGCGAGAGCGGAGGGTTGCCGTTGGCGCTGTCGGCCCCGAGCTTGAAGCCCGCGTAGGTCGTCGCGAGGTAGCCCTGGAGGTCGTCGGCGACGTAGTCGCACGCCGTCACGAACTCAGTGTCGATGACCGCGAAGTTGGGCACGCCGTTGGCGAGCGACCTCGAGGTGACCGATCGCGCGAGGGCGCAGAAGCCGGGGCGCGCGTTGCTGGGGACGAGCACCGCGAGGCCGTTGTTCAGCGCGCTCTCGACCTCGGTGGCCGTGGGCTGATCGAGCGCCGCGGGTTGCGCGAGGATCGTGGCGAGCTGGCACCCGTCGAGGTTGGCCGCGGGGTCCGCGCTCTCGCCGACAAGCGACCCGCCGACGCTGCCGTCACCCGCGAGCCGCGCCGCCGCGAGCACAGCCGCGACCTCGGGGCCGGGGAGCTTGGACGCGAAGTGGAAGCCGACCTGGAGGCGCGAGGCGTTCTGCCCGGTGGCGAGCGTGATCGCGTTCGCCAGCGTGTCGATGGTCGCGCCGATGCCCTGCTGACGCAGGCCCACGGTGACGCCCGCGAGCGCGTCGAGGTGCGTGGTCAGCCGGGTGAGGTTGGTGCCGTCGTTGCTCGACACGACGATGCGGTTGTACCGCTGCGACGCAATGGCGGTGATGACGTTGGCGATGCTGTCCGCGGTCGTGCCGCCGGACAGCGGGAACTCGGTGCCGATGACCGACCCGATGGACGTCCACTGCCCGGTCGTGGCGCCGGGGCTGGTGGTCGAGGAGCCCGTGATGCGGGTCGAGGTGGTGCCGAGCACGAAATACGCGTCCACGATGAGACTGTTGCCACGAAGCCCCGCCATCTTGGCGGTGAAGGTGACCACGCCCACGGTGTTCTGCGCGTAGTACGGCAGATCCGCAGCGTCGTTGACGGCGGTGGCGACGGCGGTGGCGATGTCGGTTACGGTGTCGCCCGTCGAGACAGCTACCTCGATCGCCTGATCGCAGAGCAGCAGCCGAACGGTGAAGGCCGCGGTTGCGGTCGTCGCGAACGTCAGGTCGGCAGTCGCGGCCGAACCCGCGCTCACAGCGTTCGCCGCGATGAAGAGGTTCGCCGCGGGGTACTGCGCGAAGACCGCGCGCGCCATGCGGTGGAGCTCCGACCCCTGCCCGCACAGGGTGATGGCATCGTCGACCGACGCGCAGAACGTCGGGGTCGCGAGGGCCATCGTACCCGCCGCCACGCTGATCGTGGGCGACGCCGCGCTGATGGCGCTCTCCAGCTTGTTGCCGATGAGGAGGATGGACTCCGGGGCAGCGCCCGCGCTGGTGCCAGGACCGCCGAGGATGACGTTGAGGTAGACAGCCGGCGTCTTCGTGGACGCGCTAAGCCCTGGGATGCTGATGCTCATGAGTGCTCCTGCTCTGCGACGAGCGTGATGTCGCCGCGCAGGATGGCGCGGCGGTAGTGTGAGTGATCGCGGACTAGTTCCCCGCTGGGCATCGCCACGCCGCTCCGGTCTCGCGCCGCAAAGCGCCCGCGAACAGCGACGCCGCGGGCGTCCACCAGCGAGAACAGACGGCCCTCTATGGCCTGAATCAGCAGCATCATGGGTTGGGCTCCGAGGTGAACGGCGAGAGCGGGTTGGACGTGTAGCCGGTGCCCGTCAGGTTGACGTCGCCGACGATGGGATTGAGCGTCGGGAGCGTCGCGCCGGGGTCGGCGTTCG